AAGCTGTCCGGTCAGGTCTATGAGGGCAAGAACAGCTGGATGAAATTCATGGATGCCGATGGGCGGATCCATGGCCGGGTGCACACCAACAAGGCGGTCACCGGGCGGGCCAGTCACTCCAGCCCGAACCTCGGGCAGGTACGGTCCTCAGACAGCCTATTCGGCCCTGAGAGCCGCGAGTGCTTCGAGGCTGACGAAGGGTGGGTCATGGTCGGCAGCGACCAGCAGGGCGTCGAACTGAGAGCCCTGGGGCACCATCTATTCCCCTACGACGGCGGGGCATATGCCCATGAGCTGCTGCAGGGCGATGTCCATATGCTCAAAGCCCACCTGATCACCCAGCTCCCGATCGACTCCATCGCAAAGGGGATCCGAAACGGCGGCAAGTCTGCCTGGACGTACCCATGGCTCTACGGGGCCGGCGATAAGAAGCTGAAGGTTCAATACCTGGATCTGCGGAAGCAGTTCCCGGAGATGCCAAAGCTATCTGGGAAGGAAATCCGGTACCGCATGGAGCAGGGTATTACCGGTGTGGAGCCGTTGCTGGAACAGGTAAAACACTCCCATAACAGTAAAGGTTACATCATCGGTATGGATGGCCGAAAGGTCTATACCAGATCCGAGCATTCAGCTCTTAACACCCTCTTGCAACATACTGGCGCTATGTTGGCCAAGGTCTGGATCATCAAGACCTATGAACTGATCGAAGCTGAAACCAACTGGGAATGGGAGAAGGACTACAAGCAACTGCTTTGGGTCCACGATGAGCTGCAATTCACCTGTCGTCCTGACATCGCGGATCAGCTTGGGGACATCCTTTGCCGTGCCTGTCTGCTGGCTGGTGAGTATTTCAACTGTGCCCTGCCCATCGAGGCTGAGTACAAAATCGGTAAGACTTGGAGAGAAACACATTGATCACTAACCCGATCGCAATCATCGCCCTGCACATCATCGCCCTTGTCGGGGCGATCGGCATATTCGGCCCAATCCTCGGCGGCCTGATGTATGCCGGTGCAGTCTATATGCTTCACACTGGAGAACTGACATGACCAATGGTGAAATCGTTCTGTTTTCGGTCCTGTGCTCTATTGGTGCGGGGTTCACCCTTCTGACTATTGACATTCTGATGTCTCGCCATGCGAACAGGAAGCGGCAGAAGGAGCAAGAGCTGTTCCGCCGGCTCTACGATCAAGCCATCTCCGATAGCTTCCGGCCCAAGCAATGAGGGAAGTCATCAAGAACCGCAAGCTCCTCATTGACGCCGACGGCATCATCTATAAGTATGCCGCCGGTCTCGAAGAGGAGTTTGAATGGAGTGAGGACGGAGCAGGGTACATTACCCTGACCACCGATTCTCATGAGATCTTCCGCCTGGTAAAAACGGAGTGCCGTAAACTGGCAAGAGAGTACGATGCAGAGCCTGTCATCTGCATTACCGATTCGGCGAAGAACTTCCGATTCGACTTCTTCCCCGAGTACAAAGGCAATCGGGTCCACACACGTAAACCCCTCGGCATCAAGTGGGTTCGTGATCGGTTGCAGGATATGCCCGAGACGATGTTCAGACCGAGGCTCGAAGCAGACGACATCATTGGGGTGTTATCCACCTGGAGAAAATACCTAAAGGACAACTACCCAATTGTCTGGTCCCCCGACAAGGACATGAAGACGATCCCTGGTGCTCACATCGGTAAGGATGGAACTGAGTACACCATCACTCCCGATATGGCATGGGAGTTCTTCCTAATGCAGTGCATCGCTGGCGACACCTCCGATGGTGTTCCCGGAGCCCCTGGGTTCGGTCCCAAGACGGCAATAGAGTACCTGGACGAATACGGGTACACCTGGGATACGGTCAAGATGGCGTATTCCGAATCATGGACCCCAGTATCCACGGCACTGACCTATGCCAGAGCTGTTCGTATCCTTCACGCATCCGAATATGACTTCAAACGACAAGAGGCAATCCTATGGACTCCCTGACCGCACCAAACATGCTCACCATGGCCCGCAACATCCTCAAGGAACGAGGGGAGCAGCGGGACTCCGAAGAGGGCGAGCGTTCCATGGCGAAGGCTGTGACGATCTTCAACGCCGCGAGTGCACACAACCTCAGTGAGGTGGATGGCTGGTTGTTCCAGCAGTGCCTCAAATTGGCCCGCGAGAGCCAGGGTGTCTTCCACCTGGATGATTACATCGACGGCATTGGCTATGCAGCTTTGAAGGCCGAGGCAGCCCTGAAGGCCGAGAAGTACCGCATGGAATCCGAGGAGGTCCCGGAGCAGTACAATCCCATGCGAAACGGCTATGGGATTGTCCCCCCGCCGCCCCCGCCGCCTTGCCCACCACCACCACCGACCCCTTGGGTCTGGCCCAATAAACGCCCCGACGCCGACTTGACCCATAAACAGGTCATGAACGAACTCTGTGCATATGTGAAAGGTACCAACTAATGGCTCAATACGGACCCAAGACCCGATTCGCGCAAGAACTCCACAAGGAAAAGTACCGCCAGGCGGGCGAGGAGTTCCGGGACTACGCCAACCGGGTGGCCAACGCCCTGTCGGATAACCCCGAGCACTTCCAGGCTATGAAGGGCATCCTCCGAGACCAACGCTTCCTGCCCGGTGGCCGGATTCAATCCTCGGTCGGCTCGATGCGCCGCACGACGGCAATCAACTGCTTCGTCTCGCAGCATGTAGACGACAACATGGATTCGATCATGGAAGGTGCTACCAAGGCTGCGCAGACCATGCGGCTCGGCGGCGGTATCGGGTATGACTTCTCGGACCTTCGGCCCTTTGGGGATCGCATCAAGTCACTTGATTCCAAGGCAAGTGGCCCTGTGAGTTTTATGGGTATTTTCGATGCGGTCTGCCAAACCATTGCGTCTGCCGGCCATCGCCGGGGGGCACAGATGGGGGTGCTTCGTATCGACCACCCGGACATCCTCCGCTTCATTCATGCCAAGCGGAACAGTGACGCCCTTCAGGGATTCAACATCTCCGTTGGAGTGACCGACGAATTCATGCGGTCACTGAAGAACGGCTTCATGTTCCCATTGCAGTTCGATGGTAGGGTGTATGAGTTGGTCGACCCCCGGTACCTTTGGGACGAGATCATGCGCAGCACCTGGGATTGGGCAGAACCTGGTGTATTGTTTATTGACACCATCAACCGCATGAACAATCTTCTCTATTGCGAGGAGATTAGTGCGACCAATCCGTGCGGCGAACAGCCACTTCCCCCCAACGGTGCATGTCTGTTGGGATCATTCAACCTTACCAAGTACGTCAAGGATGCAGTCGACGGGCGCTACTTCGACTGGGATCAGTTCGATGAAGACATCCCCAACGTAGTTCGGGCCATGGACAACGTGATCGAGGAGACCCTCTATCCACTTGAGGCCCAGCGCCAGGAAGAACTCGACAAGCGGCGGATGGGGCTCGGGATCACCGGGCTGGCGAATGCGCTTGAGGCCCTTGGCCTTCCTTACGGTAGCCGTCAATTCCTGGTGGTCGCAGAGGAAATACTCGAGTTCCTACGTGATGGGGCCTATCGGGCATCCGCACTGCTGGCCTGCGAGAAAGGAGCATTCCCGAAGTACGACTCCCGGTACCTCGAAAGCCAGTTCATTCTTGGGCTTCCAGTGGACATCCAGGATCTAATAGCGCAGCACGGCATCCGCAATAGCCACCTGCTCAGCATTGCGCCCACCGGGACCATCAGCTTGACCGCGGACAACGTGTCCAGTGGGATCGAGCCGGTATTCGCCCTGACGGCCGAGCGCACCGTGCAGACCATGGATGGCCCGAAGAAGGAGGTCCTGAAGGACTACGCCTATGAGGTCTTCGGTGTCAAGGGGCGGACTGCCAACGAGGTGAGTGTCCAAGAGCACCTGGACGTGCTGCTGCTGGCCTCGAAGTACGTGGACTCAGCGGTGAGCAAAACCTGCAACGTCGGGGATCACGTCACCTTCAATGAGTTCAAGGACATCTACCTCAAGGCATGGGAGGGTGGGGCCAAGGGTATCACCACCTTCCGGGCAGCCGGCAAGCGGTTCGGTATCCTCAACGTAGTGAATGAAGGCGATGAATCGCGGGCCGAGGCTTGCTATATCGATCCCACTACCGGGACTAAAACCTGCGAATAGGAGAACATGATGATAGGTCCAGAGTGGCCATTGGCAGCAATTTGTATTGGGTGTCCAACCATCTGGGCCTATCTCAAGCTCATCCGACATAGGGGTGATAAGTGAGAACCATACAGGATCAGAGAGTGCGTATCAGACTTGGCTGGGCCATTTTCAACACCATCACAGGGGCTCCTGTACGAACAGGCCCCAGAGGGCATCGAATGCCGAAGATCTACTCATCAGTGAAGCGGGCACTGCTTTATTGCAAATCCCCGGAACACATCGTCGTGCCCGTCGTAATCGACGTGCCAGATAGCTTGGGAGAAACGAATGAGCTACATCATTCTGGAAAACCGTGATTCCAAGGAATGGAAGGAAGGCTACGAGAACGGCAAGAGCGGTGGGGATTGGTTGTCGGATTGCCCATACCCCCTTAGAACCCCCGAAATGAACCAGTGGGACTACGGCTGGTCGGCGGGGCATGAGGAATGGCGGCGGGCCAACCCCGCATGGCTGGAGAAGACACTATGACGAACAGAGACCCGAACACCCGCATCGGTCGTATTGCTGTCTTCAAGCTCAATACCGGGAGGGTGATTACCGGCCTAGCCACTTCATCGCTCTTCGCGTACACCGAGAAGCTCCCCGACTTCTCCCATTGGGGGACCGAGGAATTCATCATCGACATGACACCCCCCAAAGAGGCAGCGTAATGATCAGAGCTAAACCGGAGACCATCCCCTTCAAGATCGGGGACATCGTCGCCCTCACCCAAGAGCTGGGTTTCCTGTACGAAGTGAAGGATGTCTTTAAGCAGGCATTCGGCATCCTCCTGGTCCTAGAAGGTCAGGATGGGAAAGAGGTGTGGGACTGGTCAACCTATTACGTCAAGGTAGGAGAGAAAGATGGGTGAAGAATCCCTGGAAGACCTTGAGGGGTACCGTCTGCATTTTGTACGCGCTCGGGACTCACTCAATAACAAGATCACCGAGATCGAACAGCGCATGGGCGCTATGGCTACCGGGATCTCCATCGGTGACACCATCAGTTATGACTTCGGCAGCCCCCCACGTCGGCGTCGGGGTAAGGTCGTAGGCTTCGAGCGACACGCCTTCAAGCAGTGGGCACTTCACATCACCAGCATCCGAAAGGATAAGTCTGATGGGGCTCAATTGACCATTTACCCGTATGCAAACTATCGCAAGGAGACAACAGAATGAAACTTCCTGATTTCGGCGAGCTTCCCAAGTGGGCCAACTACGTTGCCATGGATGCCAATGGGGATTGGTGGTGCTACGAGGTAGAGCCCAAAGCTAAGGACGGAATGTGGAGCAGTCAGCATGGTTGGTGTTTGGAATGGGTTCGCCATGGGGAGGGCTGGGTTGACTCCCTTCACCGCGTTGCCCGTGAAACCCAATTCATCCAGGTAATGGTGGAGGAATGAGCAAATTCATAACTGCTAAGCTTATCCCCCAGCTGTCCATCGGTTCCGACTTGGAGATTGCCAATGCTGCGCGTCGTTCCTTCGATACCGAGCATGAAGTATGGCAAGTCGCCGATGCAAGGCTCGTCGCTTTTCTGGTCCGGGAAGGCCATTGGCTGCCATTCCGCCATCCTCAACTGTCTTTCGACTGTGCCGTTCCCGTATTCGTCGCAAGACAGCTTGGAAAGCATCAAGTCGGGATGTCGTGGTCGGAGGTAAGCCGCCGGTACAAGACCGAGGGCATCGAGTTCTGGGAGCCAGAGGAGTGGCGTGGGCGTCCCCCGGAGAACATCAAACAGGGCACTGGTGAGCCTCTGTCAATGGGGGCGCAGGCCGACGCATCGCGCATCATCCAACGGGTCCATACCTTCACCTTCTGGGCATACAAGCGGCTGCTGGACCTCGGGGTAGCGCCCGAGCAGGCCCGCTCCGTCCTCCCGCAATCCATGATCGTCAAGTACACCTGGACCGGCTCATTGCTGGCATGGCTGCATCTGATCAAGGAACGCAATCATCCCAATGCCCAGCAGGAGACCACCCAGTTCGCGGAACTGATCATGGAAGAGGTAGCGGAGAGGTTCCCGGTCACCTGGGCAGCCATCGTCAACAAGATCCCACAGGACTTGCCACATGCAGCCTAAGGACACCGTTCAGACCATCAACTTCAAGGGATACACCAACTCCAAGTGTGAGTTCTTCCCCTGCCACAAGGGGGTGAAGCCTGAAGAGTTCAATTGCCTCTTCTGCTATTGCCCCCTGGTCTTCCTTGAATGCCCCGGTCCCTATGAAGTCTTCACCGACGCCAATGGGATCAAACGGAAGGACTGCACCAACTGTACCTTGCCACACAAGGGTATCGTGAAGTCGTGGAACTTCATCCAACATCAACTCAAGAACCCCGTCCCATGGGGTGGAGAATAGTTATGAATAAACAATCCGCTGTTATCGCACTCTTACTGCTGCTATCTGTCAACGTCGCGCATGCTACCCCTCCTGGTGGGTGTACCGGAACAGCCCAATACCTAAACGGACGCTTGCTAGGGTACACCCTCACTGCCAATGACCCAGCTGTTGGGCGGTGGCTTGGTTTCGGATTCGGCATCGCGTCCTCATCCAAGACCCCGACATCCGGGGCGATGCAGCTCTATATCGAGCCCAACGGTCGGTACACCGGGGTCAGCCTCGGGCGTGATGGCGCTGAGCCCTTGATCGATCCCGTTACCTTCTATGGCCGAGTCTACTGCTTGGCAAAGGACACCGTCTACGTCGCATGGAATGATACGGGACGTGCTAAGGGAAACAGTTACGCGGTTGTACTAAGCCCGGACCACGGGTCTATTAGTATCAACGGGTTCATTGCCGACACCTCCCCGGATAGGGGGATGCACGAAATCAATGGAATGCACCGTGTCCCTGACGATCTCAATATCGACACGGTCCTTGAATACTACTACGACCTTCAAACATTCTAAGGAGACACCCATGCACTTCTCTGACTATCAATACGAAGCCTGCACCTTCATCGCATTCCCGGAGGATGCTGCGGTCACCTACCCACTGCTGGCCCTGCAAGAGGAAGTCGGAGAGGTGTCCGGGAAGGTCGCCAAAGCTCTGCGTAAGGGCTGGCTGACTGGAAATGCCCTCCAGGTTGGGAGGTTCCCCCCGGGCCTGCTGCGTGAGGTGGAAAGCGAGCTTGGGGATGTCCTCTGGAATGTCGCCGTCCTGGCCAAGGGGCTCGGGCTGTCGCTGGAAGACATCGCAATCGGCAACCTGGACAAGCTGGAGGCTCGCCGGTATCGGGGTACCATCATCGGAGAAGGGGACAACAGATGATCAACTTGAAAGAGCTTGCGGCGTTTATCGTGACGTGGATACTGTTTGTCCTGGTCCTGTCAGTGGTAACACCTGCAAAGGCGATGAGCTATGAATGGATGATGGATGCGAACGGCACCCCAGTCCTTGGTGGTTCGATCATCATTCTCACAGGTGAGATCGTCCCAGGAGACGCAGAAGTCCTCAAGGAAAACCTGGATCGGTTCCCAGCCATCCATACAGTCATGCTTGAGGGGAACCCCGGCGGATCAGTCATGGAAGCTATCGAGGTTGGGCGGTTGCTCAATCAACGTGGGATCCAGACCGTGGTCACCGGGGTATGTGTGTCGGCCTGCCCATTGGTTGCCCTCGGCGGTCTAGCGCCCCGTGTGGCGTCTACCGGGCTGGTTGGCGTGCATTGGATGTGGTGGGACAACCCAACCCCCGAGGCGGGGTATCAGGCCCAGGGGATCCTTAGGGATACCTGGCAATACCTAGATGAAGTTGGCGCTAAGTCGGAAGCTTTCATGAAGCTGATGCTTGACGCCGGCCAGGACATTGATGTTCTGAGTAAGAATGAACTGAAGAACATAGGTTTCCTGGAGTAGCAAAAAAAGCCCCACGCAGTCCTTTACGGATTACGTGGGGCTTTTTTTCGTTTACATTCGACCCATTGGGCGGGCCATACCGGGCATCTGAGCGCCCCCCTGCGGCATCACAGCCGGCTTGGACATTCCCTGGGGCATACCCCCACCCATGGTCTGGGGACCGCCTCCTACGCCCATAGGACGCGCCTGTGGGGGCATCCCGCCCATCACGCCGGGGGCCATGGCTTGGGGGCCAGTGGGGGCCTGGGGCATCCCCATGCCGGGAACCCCGAGGACACCCATACCGGGCGGCTGCGGGGGCATAGGCTGGCCGATCGGGGCCGGCTGGCCCATGGGCATTGCCTGGGGACCGGACGGGGGCATACCGCCCATCTGGGACTGAAGGTGCTGAAGGAGCTGGGCCTGGTAGGGGTTACCGCCACCTTGGGCCGTTCCCTGGAACGGGTTGCCCATGGATTGAACACCACCTCCACTGGCCATCCCGTGGGGACCGCCCATACCGGGCATCCCTTGGGGACCGCCCATACCGGGCATTACCCCCATGTTACGGAACCCCATAGTGTTGCCGTAGTTGCCGATGCCATTCATATTAAGCCCCCTTCGAGAACTTCGCCTTCGCAGCGTAGATCGCGAGGTTGAATAGCCACTGCGGGGTGGCAATCAGGACCGGGGTCCAGCCGAATTCGCTATCGAGGTCCTGAAGGATTGCTTGGCGGGCAACATCGCCGGGGATGTCGAAGCCGAGGGTACCCTCGATCTGGGTCTCGATCTTGGCGAACAGGTCTGGGTTGATTTGCCGACGAATCAGCGGGAGGAACATGGTAAGGATGGAAGCAAGAACAGGATTCATATCATTTCTCCGAGTTAATGGTATCAGCGACGGTGCGCCAATAAGTCGGCCACTTGGCCGGGTGGGGCTTGCCGGGTCTCCAATTATCGAGGTAGTAGCGCCATCCAGCCTCGGGGGTAACCGGGAGCGGACGCGGATCGGTCCAAAGCAACAGGCGGGCGAACCCGGTCGCAAGGTCATCATTCCCTTCCAGGCACCGCCAGATGTCGTTTCGGTTGAAGGGAACAGCGATGTCCTCGCACAATACCCGCGCAAGGTGGCCAGACGCCGGGTGCTGCATCACGCCAGCAACACCCCCGCCCAGCTCGAACTGATACCAACCACGTGCCGGGCCGGCACGCCCAGATCGGAGCTGCTGGACACGATGCTCCATTGCGGATTCCTGCAGGGCGATGGTCATCACCATCTGCAGGGCGGCATCGGACACGCTGGGGCCGCCGAGGGCATTCAGCCGCAGCAGCCCAGGCATGGCGATTCTATTCATGAAGCGTTCAGGGCTCATAGTTACTGTCCCACAAAGTAATGAAAGGCATCAGATGCCAACAAAGCCACAACAGTCGAGATGACTGCTACAACACCAAGGATCCATGCCCGCCACCGTTCAAGGGCGGACACTCGATCATCCAACTGCTCATGGTGCTTGTCGTTGAGTTCCAATCGTTGGATAACAGCATCCATTTTTCCATCAATTCTGCCAAGCATGATCAACAACTCCAGAGGGGGCTGGCCTGGGTGTGATGGAGACCGATACCCCTCGTCTCTCTCATGGTAATGATGTGCGTCCATTCCATCCTCCAGATCAGAATGATCCATAAGGATTCTCCAGTGCCATGCCGGATGAAGTAGCCATCTTCTGATCCAACACCTCTTCGCGGATCTCTCCTGCCAGTACCATGAATTTCTCTTCATACGTTGGCTCTCTGGCATCCTCGAATGCGTTGGCTAGGAATGAGAGTGCCCCGTAGGTCACAACATCCTCTGCCCAATCCATTAAGTAGTTGGTATCCCCATCAGCCGATGGGACCGGGAAACGACCGTAGTAGGCAAGGATGATGGACTGGCCGATGGCGTCGGGAGCAACCTTGATTCGGTTATTGAATAGGGTGAAGTATTTGGCCTCGGTGCCGTCTTGGGTAACCTTGAGCCAGTCCGGGGTATGCTTGCGCTGCAATGCAATCCCATCGACAATGACATCGGTGATCTGCACAAGATCGTCCGGTACCGGGATTGAGCTTGCCGAATCCAGAACGGACTCGGTAACAATTTCCTGCTTCGGGAGGTCCGACAATCGCTCAATGCGCCGAATGGATTGCCGGATAGCCTTGTCGATGTCTGTGTTCAGAACGTCGGTGCGCCCGAAGATCCGTTTGATATCGGCCCTCATTAGAGCGAGTGTGGCCATTAGAGCCTCCGCTTGGTCATTACGAAGTTGTCGTACCCATTGGCCTTAAGCCACGGGAGGATGTCATCCGCCGGCATCTCCATACCATCTTGGAAGGTGAGCCCACGGGACCGAAGGTATTCCTCATAGACGACGAAGGGGATCGACGCTGCCAGGACGGTATCCGGCGCAAAGTGGTCATCCTGGGTGTCTTTGATGACCTTCAGGTTGTGAAGGTATTCATCTGAAAGGGTTTGGGTTTGGGTAATAGCATCGGGGGTGATGATCGTCCGAACTGCATTCTCCATAGGTGTCTCCTAATGCTGTGGACAAAAGAAAACCCACCACCCCAATTAAGGAGTGGTGGGCTTGGTTACGCCACCTATGGATTAGGCGGGCAGGCCGGTGAGCTTCACGCCCTCGTTGAAGTTCTTGTGAATGAAGGTGAATTCACCCACAAGGCCCCACTTCTCGTTGTCGCCGGTCTTGGCCAGCGGCTCCTTCTTCCACCCACGCAGGGTAGCGAGCTTGTGGTACTCGGGATCGTAGAGCAGGCCGGTTTGAGCGACCATGTTCCGGTTCAGGACAACCTTGACGGTGCCGTAAGGCGTGACAAGGATCTCGATCACCATGGTGATCTTCTTTTCATCCGAGATGTCCCGCTTGTTGACGTACTTGCCGGCAGCGGATGCCCAGCCAGCGAAGGTCATAGCGTACTTCGGCGGAACCATCAGGACCTTAGGGGTGACGCCCTGAGTGTAAGCCTTGAACATCGCAGCCATCACGTCGTCTTCCACGAACGCTGCGGTGCCGTCACCGGTGCCTGCAACCGTGGAGTTGACCGCCTGGGACTGGAGCATCATCGCGGTGCCGCCGACGGCATTGCCGAGGATGTTTCCCATGACACGGGCCACGGTGCTGGAACCAACCGTTGCATTCTGAGCGACGCCGATCAGGGCGTACTCGAGATCGCGCTTCAGGGCCTTACCGGTCTTGACCAGCTGATAGGCGGATTCCTTCGCGCGGCCATACTTGTCGACCACATCGACGGTCGCCGGGATCATAATCGCGTCGGACATGATCTGGGTGTAGTTCATGCGCATGACGGTCGGCGTGCGGGTGGACACCGCATACTCAGCACCCTCGACCTTCGCGTTCGCCGCGCCGTTGCGGATGTCGTCTTCCTGCCATTCGGGGCTCCGGGACTTGACCGGGTACGAACCGAGCGAGGACAGATAGGGCGTCTCGGTCGGGGTGATGTTGGAAATGATGTCGGAAACGTCCTCGGCCATACCAACAGCCGTGTAGGTGGACATTGCGTGACCAGCAGAGATATCAACTGCCATGATGTGTTACTCCTGACTCTTCAAATTGGATTATGCCCAACGCTCCAGAAGGGCAGCGACTGCATCATCGTCCGATCCTGTGGATTGGAACTTCTGCATCGCCACCTTCTTCTTGGACGGTGCCATACGGCTACCAGCCTTGAGCACCTTCTTGGGGGTTTTGGCTTTCGCCTTGGTGACCTTCTCGGCCACCGTCTTGTGTGCCTGATCGTAGAGCATCGCCTTGTGGATGATCTGGATGGCGGCTGGATCGGTCAGGTTATTGACGACATCGGCATCCATGCCGAGCCCAATAGCATACCCGCGAACTTCACCATACAGCCGATCGCCCCACTCGGGGATTGCATCGGAGAGGATCTCATTTGCGACCTTGGCCTGAGCCCTGAGGGTCTGCTGGATCATCTCCTGTTGCTTACTCTGGAACCCTTGCACTTCCTGAACGAAGAACTGGTGCTCATTGAAGGCACTCTGAGCTTCTTCCCGGAGAGCTGTATAGGATTCCTGATCAAGCTCTTTTGCTGCCATCGCCCAATCGATGCCTTGGTACTTTTGCAGCTTCTCTGCCGACTTAGAGAAGAGGCGCTCCAATGCGTGTGCATTGACCTGCGCAGTTTCGATAGCGGCTTTGCGTTCTGCTGCCAGGGCTTGGGACTTCTTGGTCAGTGCGGCCTCTTGCCCGAACAGACGCTTCAGATCCTTCACCTTGACGACATGATCCTCGTCACCCACCCGAACCTTGACCTCATCGTCGTCGGTTGCTTCGCGGGTTGCCGGGGCTTCGTCATCGCCCTCATCTTCGTCGGCTTCTCCGTCATCGGAGTCGCCATCCTCTTCATCAGAGGATTCATCTTCCTCGTCGTCTACTGTGTCCTCGGTTTCGGATTGAGTTTTATCCTCGTCCTCTTCCTCGGTCCACCTCTGTGTGAGGGCTGCGACGGCATCGTCGTCACTCATGCCCCCTTCAACCAGGCCAGGAGTAGTGGTACTGGTATTTTCAAAACTCATAGACTGTCTCCAATCGAATTAGTTCAATTCAGCGGTATCGCCAAGTTCTGCTTTGAGCTGGTCGCGAGTAGTCACCCACGATTGCAGCTCCCCTACGATTTCCCGCAATGCCAAGCTCTTGTAGTAGGCGGTTTCGCGGGACTTCACATGCTGCGGCTCACTGGTCATCCAATCGGCAATGTACCGATTCTCCAACTCAGTGACAACCTCGGCTAGTACGGGGTCCGTCAAGATGTGCTCAGCTGCCATTCCTCTCGCGTAGGCACGCTGGATTGCTTCTTCTTCGGTCATAGGGGTACCTATTAGTTGGCGCTATACATAGCGTTCTGGTTGTCATCGGGAGCGGCTTCAGCCAGATCAAGTTCCCTTTCGGCAACATACTCTGCGTGAACCTGCTTACGGGTCTCAAGCTGCATCTTCCATTCGGCTTCCATATGCTTGAGCATTGCTTCCTGCATCTTCACATCCAGCTTCTGGATCGCTTCCATCTGATCAGTGCGGGCTTTCATCTCCGCGATCTGCGTCTGACGTTCATTGATCTCCAGGGTCTGCTGGGCTTGCTGGATCTGAACCTCTTGCATCGGATCGGGCGGCGGCGGCGGGGCTTGGGTATTGAGCCAGGACTCTGCATCGTCAACACCCATCAATTGGAGTGACCTGACGATGATCTCGCGCTTCTTAGGAGCTTCGAGCATGTGCGCGACTGCCGGGTCCTGAGCGATCAGCATCATGGCATTGGTGAGCTTGCCGGCTTCCAGCTCGCGGTCCTGGACACTCAAGGACAGCTCGACCTTCGCGCGGGCCTCCGCGGGCCATTCCCCAGCCTCGGCGGGCAGCCTACCGGTGGCCACCAATAGGGTGTACACCTTCTCGGCCAGCGGCTTGAGGGTGTTCTCGGCAAAGCGTCGCGCAATGACACGCATCCGCTGCTGGCTCATATTGGCCAGCTCCTGGATCATGCCGGCGCTGTTCTGCTTCGACACGGCTTCCTTATCGATACCTTTGGCCAGCTGACTGAATCCGGTCACGTTGTCCTTGTCCTGGTCCAATAGACCGAGGAGTTGGAACGTGAAGGGGTTCAGAGGGGGCTGTTCGAGAGGCTTGATACCATCGGGCTTCTTCACGTTGACAATGCCGCCGAGCTTGTTCTGGAGCAGCTCACGGGCACTATCTACGGTACCGCTTAATACGGTGTACCGGACGTTGTTGGTGCGAAGAGAATGGTCGATGATAGACCGGGTCAGGGTCGACTTTGCGTTCTGGGTCGGGATGATCTTGGACGCATAGGACGATCCGTAGAACGTATGCGCAACAGGGATCGGGGTGAATAGTACGAACGGATGGGAATCAACCTCGTCCTTCTCCAGAATCTTCGGGCCGGCCAGTAGGAACTTCCAAAGGGCCTCTTTACCATCCCGGTTGATGTCGATCTTGGCGTAGGCTTCCAGAAGGGTAACCTCTGGATCGATTGCACTCCCGTCATCATCCATCCAGCCGGATCCAGCGGTATTGCGAGCAGACTTCTCCTGGGAGTATTGGGCCAGGGCTTCTTCACCCAGTGCCTTGACCAGATCGTCTTCCTTGTACCCCTCAGACATCCACACTGACAGCCGCTTGGTGACCCTATGGGCGAACGGTCCATCGAGGATACTCTCGGAGTCGGTGGACTTGACGAAGTCTTCAGGGACCACGACATCGATCTTGATGTCATCTACCTCTTCGGTTTCCGTGATCTCACCGGACCAAAGGCCGGTACCATCGTCTTGCATTACTGCCACATCCTTGGACAGCATCAACACCTCTTCCATCGCCTCGTCCGGGAGTCCCTCGAATTCGGAGATGTTCTCGATGGTGCGCTTCTCGGTGTAGACCTTCATGATCCCGATGCGAGCCGTAAAGCCATCGAATAGGATGGTGTCAAGGATCGGGAATCCTTCGTTCTCGGTGAAGACCACAGAGTTGACTTCGTTGGTTGCGAAGGCAGCCATCGGCATCGTCATAGCATCCGTAGGTTTGAATTCCAACGGAAGCTTGTTGCCGGTGAACACCTCCAGCAGTGAGGACCGTGCGGACTCAACCCCCTCGAATACATCCAGGGACCGGTAGCTAGAAGATCCTTCATGCATCTTGTTCGGATACTTGCCATCGTAGTAATCGAGAGCATTCTTGCGTTCGGTACTTAGGGTACCGCTTGCGAATTCGTCGGCATCACGCAGGTGATGTCGTAGGTATTGACTCAGTTCCTTATCGGAATAAGGCTTCTTCTTACCCTTTGCCATACGGGTCTCCTAAAATGATGGTGATGATGGTGAGTGGCTGGGAGACAGGACAACCGCCCACCACCACCACCACCGAAACTAAATTGCTTCCAGGAGATAGGTTTCCTGATCCAACACTGGTGTCCACTTGCCTCTGTGGTAATGGTTTGCAAGAGCCAGGGCCATAACACCATCGTCATGTGCTCCAGGTTCTGCCTCATATTTCCCCTCTGGGGTTGCAATGAACGTCCGCATATCATTCATCAACATTGGGCAGTTGAGCTTGATTGCCTTGTCCCGAACCTCGGCCCGGAGCTTGTCGATGATATATGGCTTGGACTTGGGCGACGTTGTGAAGCCCAGCTTGATGGTTAACTGGTCAGTGATCTTGTCCACTACTTCTTCAGTGTAGAAGTTCGGGTACTCCCAGTCCTTATAGATGCGTGTGCAGACCAACAGACCATGGCTATTGCTCTCAACGATAACGTGGGCATTGTTATAGAGAGTAGCCAACCTGAAGATGATATTGGCGAAGTGGTCAGGGTGCACCCAATCCCGATAGGTAGCAACGACCTCCTTCTGCTCGTCCAGTATCACCAGAAATGACGGATCACCTCCTCGAATGCCCATAGAGGAGTCGGCACCAATCCAATACTCTTGGCTTGGCTCGTGCTCCTTGTAAATGTGCAATGGTCCACCTCTGCGTTCCTCCCATTTCTCACCAAACATGATCTTGGTCATGATCAGAGGCGCAGCCCGTTCCCTCTCGAATTGAAGGTGTGTCGGGTTGAATACGCCCATACCAGTCGAGATAAATGCTTCCTCCGGGGTTGCTGGGTATTCCTGCTTGAACTTATCCAGCCCGTTCAGGCCGATCTTCTCGCGCCTGAAGCAGAGCTGCTCGTCATCTAGTCCGTACTTTGCCGCTTCAACCTCTTCATCAGGGGTGCGCTCAAAGTCCGAAGGAACCGGACGACGATATTCGGGGGCTTCGTACCAGGGGAAGAAGATCGGGGTGAAGCCGTTTTCCCCTTTGACGGCACTGTTCCACATATCGTAGTAGAGGCCCGATGTGCCGTTTGCAGTGCTCTCAACGATGATAATTGAGCCGTGACCATACGGGACCGCTTGCTCCAAGCCATTGTATAGCTCCTTTGCAGACTTCTTCGGCCAGAAAGCGATCTCGGAACAATGCAGGTACTGGATTGTGGACCCACGCCCAATGGACGCGGACCCAGCAGTCCCCACAACGTACCGGGAGTCAAGCTTGTCAAAGAAGAGTTCACGTTTAGATGAATACTTGGTCGTAGGCTTGATCGCCTGCGGAAGGTTCTCGAACATACGCTGCGAGATAACGAATAGAGTCTCGGTGGACTCCGAGTCGTGCGCAACCACCATTGCCAGTTTACCACGGTCATTGGTAATGCGATGGGTCATTCGGCCAGCCGTATAGGTTGACATCCCCAACTGGCGAGCCTTTAGGAGGATGATCCGAGCCTGACCCTTGGCCTTCAGCTCGGCTTCAATGGTGTCGTCAAGCAGCTTCTGCTGGCGGTTGATGATGAATGGTACGATGTCACCCTTCTTGGTTCGGATCTTAAGGGCCTTTTCAGCGTAGAATTCAAAGTCTTCCTTCAGCTTTTTGCGAACGTCAGCTGCTGATGTCTCCATCAATCATCTCCTGGATCCATTCTTCGTGAGTCTTCTCCTTCTTCTTGTTGGCATCCGCAGCAATTCGCTGCTTCATCAAGTCCATGGCAGCCTTCGACAGATTCTCCAGTACCCGGAGGTTCTGGGTCATATCGAGGTTGCCGCTCATGAGGAGCTGTTGCTGGGTTGCGAAGGGATTGACGCTGACTCCAAGGTCTCCCAGGGCGTCTACCAATTCACCCGAGGGCTCGGGCAGCTGGGCCTTCCGGGTGCTTACGATCGGCACCGGGGGAAAGCCCAGTGGAAAGTCACCGTTTTCTGCTGGGAGTTGGTCTTGTGGTTGCTTGCGGGGCATTCTTTGTCTCCTCTTTGGCTGGTGCTGGAGAGATGGCAATAGCCCTGACATATCTCTCCACCACGTCCAGGGTTCCAAGTACCGGCTCTGCGGTGTGTTTCGACGGCATCATCCGAAGCAGGTCATTGGCCACTTTGGCCTTATCTGCTTTATTGAGGTCGGTATTCTTCAGCCATTCGGCGTTCTTGAGTGTATCGATCAAACGGTCAATTGCTCGGTCCATACTTATTTCCCGTAGTTGAGTAGGGGCTTGATGGTTGCAATGAATAACTGCTGGACTGCCGGGGGCTCATTACTGATACGGGCGAGGGCCATTGCAGCTTGGCGCTGCTTATCGGCCTTCGTCTTTGCATTCGCAATATCATCCACGGCAGACCGTAGCTGGCTCTTCAATGCACTGGGGATCGGTGCTCTGGCGATTGCCGCCTTTGCACTGTTTCGGTCCTTGGTTGCGCGATACACAACCATCCGCCTTGCCTCTTCACTGGTAAGTGGCACACCCTGAGCGACCTTTGCCTTCAGAAGCGCCCTTTCGGCGATGACCTGCTTTACTGCATCCACCTTAATTCGGCGGTTTGCGGCCTTTCTCGAGTGCTTCTGAAGCTCCTTCTTCGACATCCTCCCAGTTGATTCAAGCCAGCGGGCCATTTCATTCTGGAATTTGTAGAAGTCACCTTGAGGCAGCCGGCCATTAGCCAGCAGCTCGTCGCCATAGAATTGAATCTCTGGTCGACCGGACTCGGCCTGGAATTCCTTGACCGCTTTCACGTACTTCTGGACATCCATGCCAACCTCGCGGGCGGACGTAGCAAGTCCATTCCCGGACTTCAGGGGTGGAACGCCTGCATTGGGTCCCCAGCTTGGGCGACCCGAGCGTGCATTAGCCAGCCGCTTGGACATATCATTCAGGTCTCGGATCTCCTTGCCGACCTTCTTGGCATCGGCCTGATACGCCTTCTTGAGTACGTCCGGGATATCCCGACTCATTGCCGCAGATCTGGCATTGAGCATCCGAGCCGGGGGAGGTGTCATCACGCCGAAATGTCGGCCAACACCCTCCGCTACCTTTCCTGCGATAGTTGTCCCAGTGGAACCACCTGGCATAGTGAAGTCTGCCGCAACCTTGAATAGGGGGTTCTCAATGAACTCCCGGAGCCGGGACTGCTGCCCTCTGATGGTCCGGTATTGGACGGTCTGGGCTGCAGACTTGGCCTCGGCGGCGAGCACGGAGAGTGCTTGCACTGCATCTGGATCATTGGTCCTTCCGATCAGCTCCTGGATATCCCCAGCCCTGTAGTGGGCATTAGGAGCTTTGGCTGCATTGAAGGCCGCCTCGGCGGTCCCGACGCTGTAGCCATCGATCCTGCCCTTGGTGGACAACGCCCGCAGACGATTCAGTGCGACCCGCCCTCGGGCCATGGATTCCTGATTGACACCCTTCACGACCGAGGCATTGAATTCCGTCCCTGCCATCTTGGTCTTGTTGCCCTTGAGCACCCCCTGATAGAGGGTGTCTAGTCCTTCGACATCCCCGGCATCATAGAGCCGGCGTGCCTCGGCCTGCTTCGCGGCATCCCCGGCAGCATCGATCGCATTGCGCTGAAGCCCAACGGCGGTACGCATATCGCCGCCAGCTGCATAGTCCTCCAAGGACCGGCGGACGTTCTTGATGCGCTTCGAGTTGCCCCGAGCCACCCCGGCACCGATCGCTCCACCAACGCCTCCCCCGAGGGAAGCGCCGGCCATCGCCGGCAGCACCATCCGAGTGGGGTCATACCCTTCGCCCGATCCGGCACCTTGCTCCACCGATTGGCGGGCAACCTCGTCGGCTACCCCAAACCCGGCCCCGGTCGCCGCACCGGTACCCGCGGCCTTCAGAGCCGTAGCGCCAGTAGACGCCCTGACACCCCCCTTGACCAATCCCTCGACGCCAGCGTCCACCAGTTCTTGGCCAGCATCCATCGCGGTGCCCTTGGTGAGCTGCTTCAGGATCGCCGCGCGGGCGGCAGCCTTACCGCCGGCCCCGAGCGCCACCTTGCCGACCCCAAGGAGTCCGAGGTAGTTGGTGAAGTCGGTGGCCAGGCCCTTGACCAACCGATTGGTGCCGTCCATGGTGAAGTTGGGCAGATCGTCGGTTCGCTCCAGGAGCCCGAGGAACGCGCGGCTACCCTGCTCTCCCCACTTGCCACCCTTCGAGTCGACCGCATCCACCACCTGCTGCGGGAGGTTGTAGTTGAATTGCCCGATACGGCTCAGAGCCCACTTTGCGGCTTCTTCATCGGTACCCTGGAAGTCCTTACCTTCGTCGGCCTTATAGAATGTCTTGGCCTCTTCGGTAAAGATTGGGTCCGCATACAGATCGGCATCGGATTGTGGCTTCTTCTTACCACGATAGAGCTTGTGAATCTCACGGGCAGCATCGTAGTTGTTGTCTGCCTTGGCCTTCCGGTAGCCATTGACTAGGTTCTCGGGATGGGTCTTAATGACCTGAGAAAACATCCCAGCAGTCGCATTGTCACCGGCAGCCATTGCCTTTTGTTGCGCAGCCTTGAGCTTCTCCAGCGGCATCGCATCATACTGGGATGTATCCACGTTCACCTCCTAATTAAGATATGAGTCCATTTTGGCAGCGTTGATGATCTCTTCTCGCTTGGCGTCGAATTGAGCCTTTGAAGCTTCATCGAGTCCCCCAGCCTCACGGACCCGGATCTTGTCCCGAGCCAGCTGCATCATCTTACGATACGCAACGAAGTCGGACTTGTTGGATGTGACCGTTGGAGACATCTCCAACATCCACTTGAATTCCTTTTCGGTATCCGACCCACCAATCTGGCTCAATCGGGTAACAGCATCGGTACTAGCAACCAAGTTAACCCGCTTGCGCCACTCATTCCTGAGGGCTGAAGACTCACTATTGAACGGGGCTTGTTCCCCGAAGTAGTCCGCAGTCTTCGACACCGGGTTATTAGCCCATGCGCCATAAAGATCATTCTCCTCGGCCATAGCCATGATTTCGTCAAGCTGACTGAGGCCATTATCGAACTCAGCCCCGACAAGTGCGGCTTCCTTCTGCGCCTTGGTGGATGCCTGCTGTGCCTCACGCTGGGACGGAGACACATACTCGGGGCCAGCTGCAGGAATGAATCCTCCGCTACTATCCTTGTACAGGACCCGGTACCCACCTGCCTCAGGATCCCATGTCTGGGACTTGATTTCCTTGCCGCCGCCACCCTGCATCTCGTACTCGATCTTCGCGATCTGAGCTTGCTGCAAGGGATCCAGCGGGGCATTGAGGTCCTGGTACATCCTGTACTCTTCCCGATCGGCGGCATCGAGCTGGCTGAGCATCTGCACATGCGCGTAGGGGTCGACCTCAGCAATACCCGCGAGGGCATTGTATAGAGCACCCTTCCACGGAGACGAATAGATCTTCTCCATAAAGGCATTGGCGCGACTCTGGGGCATTCCCGGAGCTTGGCCTCCCTGGGGGGTGGCCTGTGTGAGGGCTCCGGGCGCTCCAGCAACCCCAACGCCGGCAGCCGGGGCCGGCATCTCATCGAATCTGACCGGCTGACCTTGTGCGGCACGCTCACTAGGCGACGGCCCACCGACACCACCATGCCGTGCCGCATAGTCACTCAGCCGGGTACCGTTGGCATCCGCCGGGTTATACGCCCCACCGCTGGTCAGGAACTTCTCTAAACCCTCATTGCCGCCGAGATGCGCAATAGCCCTGAAGGCGTCAACAGTCATCGGAACACCTCCGACAACCTGCCCGACAAACCTATCGAGCCCCTGGGACTTCACGAAGTTGTCGATGTCGCCGAAGTGCCACTGTTCGACTCGCTGCTGGAGAGCGGGGTCCTTCAGGAACTGTTCAGGTGTGAAGGATTCGCCGGTGGCGTTGGAATAGTCCTTCATGCGGCCACGACTGAACTGGAGCCGCCCGAAGTGTCCCTTGCCGCCGGCACCAGGAACAGAATTCTTGGCATCCCACCTTCCTCCCGACTCATTCAGAATCAGGCTCTCCATGGCATTGCTCCGTGGCTGCGATGCCATGGACGTAGCGGTCACCGGAGAGGTTCTGATGGCTTCCTGCATCGGGGTTGCCGGTGGCGGGGCCTGAGGAGCCACGGGAGCCGTCGACAGGGCAGGGGGCGGTGGTTGTACCGGCTCGGTGGCCAGGGCCGGCTGTGGGGCCGGCGGGGCGGCCTGAGGGGGTGTTGGGGCCTGTCCGGGAGCAAGGCCGGCCTGACGCATGCCGATGTCTCGTCCAAGGGCCTGTGCCTCTGCTGCGGTGTCCTTGATGACCCCGCCGGCAGCCTTGAATGGGGCAGCAATGGCACCCCCGATTTTCTCGAGCATTGGGCCATAGACCGGCGGGGTTGGAACCTGCCCCTGCCCTTGTGGCATCCCCGCGTGGGGAGCCTCGGGCGGCGGAAGCTGTGGGATGCCGGCCCCGAGCCCGAAGGGGTTCTGGGGCTGGGCCTGGGATGCGGCGGACGACAGGATGCCCACGGGCGGGGCCGCGGCACCGGAGACAATCGCCAGAGCCTGCTGTTCCCCAACACCCTGAGCTTTCAGTGCCTGGAGAGCCTTGAGCTGCTCCGGGGTAAGTTGTGGTTGTGCCATTTGATTCTCCGATGATTAACGTAGGGCGGACATGATACCGAGGCCGGCACCTTGAAGTCCGCCTATCCCCGTCATTGCTCCGAATCCAACCCCACCCGTCATAGCTCCGAGGCCGGCCATGGCACCGATCTTCAGTGCCTGCGGTCCCCACCCCTGGGTCTGGACCGGAGTGGTCCGGGTACCGGTAGTGTTAGTGGTTCCGCCCCAGTTATTGCCGCCGACGATACTCGCGTAATTTCCCATGTTCTGCCATGGGATATCCCGCTCGTATTGGTCACGGAAGAAGGCATTGTCGTTGGTGATCTGATTGAGACCGTATTCGTAGTCGCCAGCACCGCGAAGCATATCGGCACCTTGGCCCAGAAGACCAGCCTGCATTCCAGCTTCGCCGAGCTGAAGCTGCCCCGACTGGCCCATCATAGAGCCCTGCATACCGTAGAGGTTGTTCATGAGCCCTAGGGTCGACTGGTCCATACTGGCCTTTAGCTGGGCATCATTGCCGGCCTGCTGGAGCCCCTGGGACCACGCATTGCCGCGCATACCGGAGCTGATCTGGCCGATCGTGTCATTGGCGTTGGTATTGATAACACCCTCTGCGACGCCGGCTCTGGAGTTGTTCATGTTCCCGGACATCGACGCCTTTGCGTTGAGGCTGGATACCTGACCCTGGGCCATCTTCGAGACATCGCCCTGGGCAGCCTCAATCTGAGCATTCAGATACGGGTTGTCGGCATACCGGCCAGCAGCATTGATGTTCTCCTCGGTGGCATCACGCCCATTCCAATAATCTCGGGACTGCTGGATGTTGCCCTGCTGGATCCCGCCTTGATTGGTCGCGAACTGCCCGAGCTGACCGCCCATATCAAAGCCCTGCTGGCCCATCCCGTAAATCTGGTTGCCGGCCCTCTGCATGAAGCCTACAGCATCCCGCTGAAGCTGGGTCGGATCGGCGTACCGGTTGATGCCCTGATCGAACGGGCTCTGCCGTGCCTGATTCTGATTGAAGATACCCTGTGCCTGATTGAACATATCCATCAGGTAGGGGGTTTGCTGAGCCCACGGGTTTTGTTCAGACGTGGACTTCTCTCGAGTGGTTTGATTCTTGGTACCACCAAACATGGAACCCATAGACACCTCCTATAGTGTGAGCTTGACCCATATCTCAGCAGGCCGGCCATCGGCATCTACGGCTATGGACAACTTTGCGAATTTGAATAGAGCAAGGAACTTGAGATGTTTCTTACCCTGCTCAGGGTAGTGAGTTGCGAATACGGGCTCATTGATGGTACGATGCCAGTTGTGGAACTCTTGCTCTAACCGTCTACGTTTGGACTTGGTCCAAGGGCTATGCACATCGCAGTGGACGAACTTAGCCCCCAGAACCTCTTCCACCTTCACGGTGTAGTCCTCGTTCTTGAAGGCTAAGTCCATATCATCTCCTTATGGTGCCCACTCAAGCTGGACGCGGATGTTGGTTGGTGCCGTTAGCGTCGGCTTGGGTTGGTATGCCACGGTGATCTCTGCCGGTGCTGAATACCCAAGGGACGTGCTGTACGCCCTGACCTTCAGTAGATGGGTACTCCCGAGGGTCAGGTTCAGCGTCGAGCAGGGGATAGAGCGTGCAGGCCCACCAACCTGAGCGTGCCCAGTACGCTCATCGACATTGATGAAGAACGACTCGACCAAATGCGCGGTCGCCTCGTCATAATCCCAGGCCAGGGTACATCCTTCGTAGGCAGGGACAGGTTCGGTAGCGTCCGCCGCCAGTCCGGCCAGGGTATAGGATACCCCGGTGATGAACAGAAGGCTGGAGAGCAGGAAGGTCTTCATAGTCACAACGGATTACCTCCGCCCGGTGCGCGGCGGTGCCGGGTTGGGAACTCCTGGGCCAGCACCGGGCTTTCCGCACGCGCTATATTGATCACCGCAGCCGACGACGGGGGGCACAGACGCGAACACCGCGCCGGCGAACAGTAAAGAGAACAGGATGATTGCGATTTTCATAGTTCGGGTTCCTCGGGTTGGTTAGGGTCAATCGGATTTGGGTCTACCACAAGCCCATCCTCGATCAGGTCTTCCATCGTCATCAGACCTTCAAGTGCCCCGCTCGGCATCAACGCAGCAAGCGGAACCGTCAGCACCGGCTCAAGGCCGCCGAGGCTCGGGTCGCCGCGCGGAGGCAGTGCATCCAGTGCATCCGTGACGCCGGCCCAATTGGCGAGATCGGCCTCATTCGGCGGGCCGTTGAGATTGCGGATCAAGACCTCGACGCTGCCGCTTGCGGCGGACTCTTTATGCAGGATGATGGATCCTTCCATGTCGAGAGGGAGCGCCGCCCGTCC